AGCTTTGCTGCACCTATTGTACCTTTAACTCCTAATTTAGCAGCACTAGCTGCTATTTTTAATCCAGTTGCTCCTGCTTTAAGAAGAGTTCTACCTCCTCCTAATAGACTGCTTAACAAACCGCCTAATCCCAGAGCACCTAATCCAAGACCACCTCCACCTGCTCCAGGTCCACCTCTTGCCATTCCACCTTGTGATGCAATAGCTTGGAGTAGTCTAATAATTTGCTCGTTTTGCTGCTTTATTTCTCTACTGTCTTCAATTCTAGATGTATTCTGTCTATCTAAAGCTTTCACGATATCATCAAGTTTTTCATTCTGCTTTTCTGATGCATCTAATAATTTACTTAATACAGATACAGAACCTTCTTTTTTACTTTCCATTCCAGAGGTTGTACCACTAAATGTACTAAGTGCTTTTGCAGCTCTTTGTTGACCAGCAGAAGTAGTGCGGGCTGGTTTATCTCCTTTACCTCCAGATAAGAAATTTTCTATAATACCTGGAACAAACCCTAACCCCATATATTCAGTAGATAGAACACCAGATGCTAGATTCTTAGAACCTCTAGCTACACTACCTGTAGTTCTAGATAGGAAACTACCAAATCTACTTCCTACTGGTTGACTTTCTCTTACATTGTCTGCAGATGTTCTTGCCTGGCTAGGTTCATTTCCTCTACCAGCGCCAGACACCCTTTCAATCAGTCTACCAAGTCTTGATTTTTTCTGCTCGGCTGTTTCTACAGGTTTAGATTCTTTTACAGCTTCTTCTTGACGTGCGACCTGCTCTCGTACCACCTCATTAGGAGTTTTTGCAGGAGCTTGTCTTCTTTGTCTTGCTGGTTTTTGAGGTTTTTCTTCTTGCTTAGGAGGTTCAACGCCTGAAGCAGCAATAGCTTTCGCAAATGCAGGTGGAGCTGGTTGTCCTGTCTCATCTACAATTTGACCTTTTTCATTAAAGTAGTAGGTAGTATCACCTATTACACCAGCTACTGCTTTTTTCTTTCTTGCCATTACTGACGATTCCTATTGGTTTCTTCCATATCATTGATATATTTCACCAGCAAATCAACAAAAAGATCTCTCTCATACGGATACATTTCATATACTTCTGTTAATGAGTATTTATGGTGTTGTACAAGAGAAAATAGCGTATTATAATAGACCGCGATATTACTATATCCGGTCAGAAAGTAAAAAAACTGTTGATACCCCTCAGTAGGACCTCCTTCGTCTGTCCTTCTTTATTCTTAAGAATCACAGTATGCTCTACAATCGGCATTGTATTGAAAAATTTAGTAATGTTGGCTATACTTTCTACTGGTAGATTATTAATAAATTCTTCTAATTCCTCTTTAGAATATTCAGTGTATACTTCTTTATCATCATACATCTGTTCTATACACTTGTATAGAATATCAACTATATTGCTTTCATTAATATCTCCGCCTACTTCTTTCATATCACTTAAAGTTGGATATTTCATTTTTACGTAGATATCATCATACACTTTTATTTTAGATGTATGTTCTGGAGAAAATTTTACTTCTACATCTTCTAGGTTAACTTGAAAGTTAACCTTTCCTGTTTCTGTATCGTTATATTCGAGATCTACTATTTCACCTACAGACTTAGAGCGAAGTTTAATAAAGATATATTCAACATCAAAAGTAGCAAGCTTGCTCACATCTATAGGTTCAATAATGCAATTTTGAACTATTTTTACCATACAATCAATAACATCTTCTAACTTCTCAGACGACTTTGCCATAAGAAGAAGTTTTTCTTCTTGTACTGTAAATGGTCTGATTGTTATCTTTTGTTTGGAAGAAGGTATAGAAATAGAGTATGTAGGGTGTTTAATCTTAGGAAGTGCCATAATAAATCATCCTCAAAATAGGCGCAATGCAAATTGATTTGTGTATCTCTGAATTTGATAAGGTGAAGTGACGTTTAATAGTTCAGTAATATCCTGCACATCTTGATCTATTCTTGTCTGTTGACTGGTAAGCGCATTACCTCTTGCAGCACTTATTTCATCTACTGTTCCAGGATCAAGAGTGTTAGCTGACCAATATGTGTATGCAAACGATACAGGTATCTTTACTAATTGATCGTTTAGGTTCCAGTCAACCTGTACATCTCCTACTGAAATAGGAAATGCCTCGTCAAGTTCATATGTAACTATTTCTTTTTGTGCGTCATCATAGTGTATAATTTCAACTATACCATAATACCCATCGCTTCCTCCAGGATATGCAAAAGTATTATTTACTAATTTACGAGCTGTAGCATTAGGGTTAGTTTTATCATTAAAATTGTAAATAGATTGTTGCCACAGATGTAAGAAACTAAGCACTCTACTATCTGAATCGTTATAGAATGTAACATTTACATCTTGGAAAATGGGTGCATACGGTCTTTTTTCTGAGTTACCATATCCTGCCATTCTTATTTCGTCTGACTGATAGGTTAAACCAGGTAAGGTAGCGCTATCACAAAAGAAAACAAAATCATTGTTTATATTTGATAATAGAGATGTAGGAGGAGTTATTCTAACAATAAACTTCGAAGCTTTAGTTAAGCCGCCGTTTGCATTTATTGTAGCAAGCATTTCATTGACATTAAAGGGCATTTATTTTAAATCTCGAATCTCTATAAACTGATGACTTATGTTGTTTCTCAAATCTTTCAAGTGGTAGAAATAATGCAATATCCCACTCGTTAGACGGAATAAAAAGAAATCTAGTAGTAACATGATTATTAAGATATCTCTTAACACATGGCTTAAAATATTTATAACGTGCTGCAGAATTAAGTAGCTGATAAGATGCTCTTATCTTAGTAGTTTCATCAAAACGTTCATTATTAGTTAAATCATAAAGCTGATCCATTAATCTAGCTCTCATAATATGAGGCAGATAGTGAAGATTCATTCCTAGAAAACCACCCTCTTCTATTTTAAAAGGAAATATAAGAGGATATCTATCATAGAAAGGTAATTCTTCCTTAAATTTTGGATTATAACCAAACAGATACATAAACCCTGGTCTAATAGTAGTTCTGTTATACGATCTATTTTGAGCAATAATTTTGTTAGGGTTAACACTAACAGTTTCTCGAGCTTTTTCTCTATACCAATCTCTTGCATCTAGAGAACCAGGTCTCAAAATACCAGGAGCAGCTCTTCCAGTTCTAGTGTTCTGTAATATATCTGTAAAAATAGGCATTAATTCTTACCTATACCCAATTCGTTTTCTGTTAGCACTTTAAAGTACCAGTTATTATCATCACAGAATTTTTTAGCAGCCTGCCATTTTGCTGTGTTAACACCATATGTTTTAAGTTCATTAATATAGCGTCTAGTTACTTTGTCTTTCTGTACTGGCTGTCTAGTTTGCTTAGAAGGTTTTATTTCTATTAACATAGTATTTATTTGTTTGTCAGCAGACATCATCTTTACCCAGAAATCAGGAAAGTAACGATGAACTTTTCTATCAACTGGACTGATATACGGTATAACTATCTCTTCAGAAGCCCACTCTAATATATCCGGGTGAGAGTCTAAATATCTCATAAATTTTAACTCCCAGAAGCTTCTATAGACTATGTTGGATACATCGCCCTTATACTTCTGAGGGTTCTTTGGTTTAAATTTACCTTTATGTGCCATGTAAAATACCAGTATAAATAATAAAGTATTTATAGAGGAAAAACATGGTTGCACGTTACGGATTTCCCAAACAAGAACCGCAATTTTACACAGTTCTTACATTAAGTAAGTATTCTAGACCTCGTCCAGGATCCACGGTGAACTCAGCTACTGAAGTTTACGTACGTCTTCCTATGCCTGATCAACTTACAGATAATTATGGGATGGAAATTAACTCTACTGCTCTTGGTCTTGCAGGTATGGCAGATATGAGTAAACTCCCAACTATTAGTGATCTTATATCTGGTGGTAAATCTATTGCGCAAGAAACATATAATTCTGGAGGTGCTAACATTACCAGAATGATTAACAGAGTTTCAGAATATGCAGCATCAGTTGCTCCTGGTGTAGTAGATAAGATAATGAACACTAATCCAGCTAATGTATTAGCTCTCACACCTGGTGTATCTGAGACTATATTTGGTAGAGCAGCTCAGCTTGAAACTGGTATGGTTAGAAACCCTCATATGACTACTATCTTTGATGGAGTAAAATTAAGAGAGTTTCAATTTACTTGGAAACTTTCTCCTAAGACACCAGAAGAAGCAGATGAGATGTCAAGAATGATAACTGAAATAAAAAAATACATGCATCCTGAAATTAAGTATGCTGGGTTTGCTTATGATTATCCTTATCTTGCAGAAGTTAACTTTATTGGTGGATCTACTACCAATACAACTCTTCCAAGTGTTGGTAAATCCTTTATTTCTGCTCTTAGTGTTAATAACCTTACCTCAGGTGTACCTGCTTTTTACACTGATGGCCGTCCAGTGACTATAGAATTGTCTCTACAACTTAACGAAGTTAACGTCAAAACTAGACAAGATTTTGCAGGCTCATAATGTCAATATTTAATTACTACCCTTACATTAATTATAATAATCAGGTAGCTACTCACATATTGAGTAAAGCAGAAGTTTTATCTAATACATTAAAAGATCAAAGAAAATTCTTTAAGTATACGATTAAGAATGGTGAAAGAGCTGACATTATTGCATACAGAGAGTATGGCGATTCTACTTTAGATTGGATAATTTATTTGTGTAATAATATAATAGATCCATACAAGGATTGGCCTCTTTCAGAAAAAGATTTTAAAAAATATATTGAGAAAAAATATAATAGAAGCGCTGAACTTATGACGTCCACTCTTTTTGATTATTCAATCGCTTACTACTATTATGAAGGTTTAAATTCAGATACTCAAGAAGATATTGCAGCTTAC